AAGAAAAAGTGTTCTGTTAATAAAGCTATTGATATAGCTATAAAAATATTGAGTAGATATGAGTATGAGGGGATGTTGAGAAATGAAAGTACAAATGCAGTTAACTAAAGACAAGGAGTTTTTCAAAGTTTATGTAAATTCAGAAGAAGAAGAGCTGGAGAGATTGTTTTTTGAATTTGTATCACAAATGTTAGCTTATAAAAGAAAAAATAAGAAGGTTCAAGGAGATATTGAGAAATGAAATTAAAAGATATTATAAAACTTGGAGAAAAGTATTGTTATTGCCCTAACTGTGGTAATGACAAGGTAGGAAACAATGAAGGTAAATTAATAGTTGAAGAACACACATATTATAGAGAATGTTCATGTGGGTTTAATATACTGATTGATGATAGGAAGGATGAAATCTAATGAACATGTTAGCTAGTGTGATATTAGTAATAGGAAGTTTTATAGCTGGTAGAGTTTATGAGTATAGATTGAATCTAAAAGAGTGTGAAAATTGCGACAATATGGGAGGGTTTAAGAATGAGTAAAGTTATACAATGTGACTTTTGCAAGAGCATATTTGAAGAAAATAATTTAGAATGTATTGAGCTATATAAAAAGAATGTTGAAAATGAAATGATTAACATAGATAAGCATATGTGTCCAGATTGTTATGAAAAATTCGTTGGAGAGAAAGTAGAAAAGAAAATAACTAACTTTGAAAAAATAACTAGAGATAAAGAAAGTTTAAAGGATTTCTTGTTTGAATGTGATGCAGAGTGTAGTTGTTGCATTTATGCAAATAAAGATGATTGTTATCCAACTAGTTGTGTTACAGGATGCGAAAAGTGGCTTGACATGGAGGTAGAGCTATAAAAATTTGAAGTGATGAAATAAGCAAAGAAATAGAAAGATTAAAAGAATTTTTATATACAGAAAATATCTAATTAAAACAGTTTACAGGAGGAATAGATTATGGAATATAAAGAATATGAAGATTTAAAAAATAGAGTAGAAAGTTATGAGGATTTACAAGGTAGTGCAGAGTTTGCAGGGAGAGTTATAGAAAATCTTGAGGATGTAGATTGTCCTATAAGAATAGGATTTAAGTTTCCTAACAAAGAGGATTATCAAAAGATAGACCTTGATATAGCTGCTAAAGATTCAAATTCAACTTTTATAAGAACAGAGTTAGCAAAAGCATTTAAAGAGATTTTATCTAAATATGAAATGGATATGGAAAATATGTAATTAAAACAGTTTAGAGAGTTGCAAAATATCTTTTGGTATAAATTATTGTTGAAGTGTTTTGTGACTCTCAAAAATGAAAATAAGGAGGCGTTGTATTGCTTACATTTTTAGATTTATTCGCAGGGATAGGTGGCTTTAGGCTAGGGATGGAAAAAGCAGGACATAAATGTTTGGGACATTGCGAATATGATAAATTCGCAAATTTAAGTTATAATGCCATGCACAAACCGAAGGAGGATGAATGGTTTGAAAGAGATATTAGAGAAATTAGAACAGAAAATATCCCAAGAGCAGATGTCTGGTGTTTTGGATTCCCATGTCAAGACATTTCTGTTGCAGGGAAACAATTTGGATTCAGAGGAGAACGTTCAAGTTTATTTTTTACAGTTACAAAACTTATTAGAGAACTCAAAGAAGAAGATAGACCCAAGTATTTACTTATTGAAAACGTTAAAAATCTACTTAGTGTTAATGGAGGATTTGATTTCCTCAAAGTTCTCGTTGAACTGGATGAAATCGGCTATGATGCAGAGTGGCAAGTTCTTAATTCTAAAAACTTCGGAGTACCCCAAAATAGAGAACGAATATTCATTGTTGGACATTTTAGAGGACGAAGTACACGAAAAGTATTTCCTATCGAAAGAAAAAGTAGAAAAAATCTTGAGCAACTAAATAATCCAACTCATAGTACAAATAGAATTTATGATGCAGTTGGAATTGCTAGATGTATTAGAAGTCAGGCAGGAGGTGGAGGTGCTAAAACAGGTCTATACTTTATAGACTTAAATAAAAACTCTAAAGTAACAATAAATGCTAGATGCCTTAAAGCAAAATATAATGCAGGTGTGACAAATAGAAATTGTGATAATAGTGGAGTTTTAGTTAATGCAGTTTTAACGCCCGATAGGGTAAATAAAAGACAAAATGGTCGTAGAATTAAAGAAAGCGGAGAAACAATGTTCACATTGACAGCTCAAGATAAACATGGAATTTTGAAAAATGGAGATATAAGAAGGTTAACACCAAAGGAATGCTTTAGGTTGCAAGGATTTCCGGATAAATATTACGAAAGAGCAGCAAGTGTATGCTCAGATAGTCAACTGTACAAGCAAGCAGGAAATGCTGTTACTGCAAATGTTGTATATGAAATAGCAAAAAGAATGGGCTAAAAGTTGCAAAATGTCTTTTAGTATGAATATTTTTGAAGTGTTTTGTAACTCTCAAAAATGAAAATAAGGGGTGGGATAAATGTATGAATATATATTAAGATGGCAAATAGGATTATCGTTAGAAAATAGAAAAATACATTATACATATGGAAGTAAAGAAGCTTTAAGAAAGAAAGCAAAGGCATTGGCTAAAGATGAAAATATAGTACTAATAACTATAGATAAGGTAGATGAAGTTATAAAAAATACTATAAGCGAGAAGATTATAGAACGCTTTAAAAATTTATAAGGGGTGAAATTATGATAATGCACAAATTTATAATACATGTTTTAGATAAGAATAGTGATACACCAATATTGAATGATTTTGAAGGTAGGGTTAATCAAGATATGGTCCTATTTTTTCAAAAGAAAATAAGCAAAGTATCAAGAGATAATGATATCAGAACAGCAGTATTTAATGACTATAGTAACAATCTAATTAAGAAGTGTTGTGAACAAATTATTTATGATGAAAGTTCATTTTTAAATAACTCTAAAGAGATTGCAGCTTATTTATTTGATGTTATGAAGCTTAATGCTACATTAGAATCTTGCGACTTATCAATTTGCTTATACTCTCAAAAAGATGAAAAGAAAGTTGCTATATTAAAGCTTGATTACAATAATTCGTATACTCATTCAATTGAGTTTAAAGATGATAAATTTAATATACAGATGTCTAAAAATGAAATTAATATACAAGAGACTAAAGCAATTAAAATTGGTGCATTGATTGGATTAAGTGGAATTAATGACGAATATCATCTAAAAGTATTGGATAAAGATGCAGAGAAGGAAGAAGCTAATTCTAAGTTTGTTACAGAGTTTCTAAATGCTACTAAAGTGAAAGATGATAAGTATAAGACTAAGATGTTTAAAGCTTTTGTGGACTCTTATATAGCACATTTATATAGTGATATGAAGCAGGGCGAAGATGTAAGAGGAATGTTACTTTATATGTTAAGAGAAAAACAAAAACTTGATATAAATGAGTTTGCTGATAAGGCGATAAAGGATGATTTAAAAGATAGTTTTAAGGACCATATAGAAGAAAAAGGGATTGAAAGTTTTAATATTGATAAAAAATGGGTTGAAAAGAATTTAAAAAATAGACATATAAAAACGGATACAGGTTTTGAGATAAAAGGTAAAATGGAGGATTTTGAGGATTTTATGAAATATGGTATTAGACATAATGGAAATGGAACTGTAGATATAGTTATTAAAAATGTTAATTTATATAATGAGAAGTAGGTGCTCATATGAAATATGTAGCTAGTTTTAGTGGAGGAAAAGATTCAGCAGCAATGCTCCTTTTAATATTAGAAAAAAGGCTTCTGTTAGACGAGATTGTTTTTATAGATACAGGACTAGAATTTAAAGAAATTTATGATATAATAGATGATTTTGAGAAAAGAATAAACTTTAAAATAACAAGAATTAAAGCAGAAAAAACCTTTGAAGAATACTTTTATACTGTTAATAAACAAGGTAAGCGTAAAGGGCAAATATGGGGTTTTCCATACACCTTGGGAGCATGGTGTAATAGCAGATTAAAACTTGCTCCTGCTAATAAATATTTCAATTCGATTGGAGAACACAAGCGATATATCGGAATCGCTTTTGATGAACCTAGCAGATACAGAAGGCTAGAAAAAAACTGCATAGCACCGCTTTACGAAGCAAAAATGACTGAAAAAGATTGCTTGAAGTATTTAGAAAAAAAAGGATTTTACTATGATATACATCACAGATTCAAGAGAACTGGTTGCTATTTGTGTCCTAAGCAAAGTTTAGATAGCCTCAGAACTTTAAGGAAATACTATCCTGATTTGTGGGCGGGTATGCTTAAATTGGATAAAGATAGTCCAACGACTTTTAGAGCAGACGGAACTACAGTACATGACTTAGAAAAGCGATTTAGAAATGAAGATATAGAAAATGAAAGACAGATAAGTTTCTTTCAAACAGAGAAGGTGAGCATATGACTAATAAAGAAATGTGCAAGTCAAATAATCTTGATGAAAGAGAAGTGTGTAAGAGTTTTGGGAAAGAGATTTGTGCTAGTTGTATAAATGATAAAGGAGATTGTGAAAGTAAAGATTGTGATATAGCATATGAGAACTGGCTGGAGAAGGAGATTGTAAATTATGTTTAGCATCTATAAAGTGAAACTAAAGACTAAAAGAACATTGGAACAGGTAAGAAATCAAAGTGCAGACTTTGAGTATTCAGAAGAAGGATTAAAAAATACACTTAGATATTACAACTTGATTGATGGTTTAGAAGTAATTGTAGTTAAGTTTAAAGATGAATATTCCCTAGCTGGTTGTGATGAAAAAGATGTAGAAAAAATAAGAGATGCATATTATATTTTAGAACAAGATGAATATTTTGGGTGTTATATAAATGAATATGAACGATTTAAAAAAGATTGGGAAAATGGTGAATGTGGTGGGGAAATTGGTATGATGTTTTCAGATGATGAAGTTGAGATAATTGAGAAATTAAGGGAGGGTTAAATATGAATTTTAAATTAATTAGTGATATACCAGATTGGACAATAGAGGAACAGTTAGCGAAGATTGATGAAGAAGTTACAGAACTTAAAGAAGCAATCTTGGAAGGTGACAAAGAGCATATCATGGAGGAAATCTTAGATGTTTGCCAGTCTGCATTAACAGCAACTCAAGTATTAAAAATAGATGATAAATTATATGAAGGAATAAATAAACACAATAGAAAACTTGGATACAGAGGATTGTCACTTCACAATATAAAATTACCATACAGAATAGGAGGTAGAATATATATAATAACTGAAGAAAATATCTTTTATGAAGCTATTCTTCTAGGTGTAGAGATTGATAAACATGATTTGTCTTTAAAAAACTATATAGTCTTAGCACAAACATATGATAGAGAGTTTGTAGGGTGTTTTAAGGAAATTTACACTAGCGAAGAATTAGAAGCAGTTTATGAAGGCAGATAAATAAATAGTCAAGGTAAGTTTATGAATGAAACTAGAATGTTATAGACTTACTTTGACTTATAAAAAGGAGTGGTCAATATGGTTATTACAGAATTTAAAGTGACTTGGCAGACGACTAGAGAATGGGAAAAAGGGAACATATACAGCTCTATATTTACTGATTTAGAAGAAGCAAGAGCTTTTAAAAAAGATGAGGAAAATATGAAAGAAAATTATAATGTGAAGCTTTTAAGTAGAGCTATAGTCGAAATTGAAATAGATTAGGCAGGTGTTTTTAATGAATACTTTGATATATAAATATATAGTTAATGAACATAGAGATGAAGCAGATGAGTTAGATAGAGACTATGGAGAATTTAAAATATTTAATGGAGGTAAATGTTTTAGTGGATGTGGTAGGAATTTCTATACATTAGCTAAGTTTAAAAAAATGATAGTTACTTGTCCCCATTGTGGAAAAAAATATCAAATAAAACTTTTTAAAAATGGAAAAGTGAATATGAGAGTAGTTGAGTAAAACAAGGGAAGTGATTATATGAAAAGAAGAAGATGTAATTGGTGTGGCAAGTTGTTTTATCTTGAGGAAAAATCTAAGGAGGCTTATTGTTGTAAGGAATGTAGGAAGAAAGCTAAGAAGGTGAAAAAATGAATAAGGTTTTGAATTGGCCAGGTGCTAAATGGAGCATGTCAAAAAACATAGTAGGTATACTTCCAAAACATAATATATATTTAGAACCATATTTTGGGAGTGGAGCAGTATTTTTTAATAAGAAAGCATGTAACACAGAGATATTGAATGATGCAGATAAACAAATTGTAAATTTATTTAAATGTATAAGAGATAATCCAAATGAATTAATGAATGCTATATATTTTACTCCATATGCTAGAGATGAATATATGAATTGTAATATCCTTGAAACTGATAATGATATAGAAAAAGCTAGAAAATTTATAATAAGAACGAATATGGCAAGAGGAGGAATACAAAATTATAAAACAGGTTGGAAACACACAGGTCCTAAAGAAAGTAAAAAATGCTTTCAAAAAGTTGTGGGAAAATGGAATAAGTTACCTAAAATTATTTTAGATACAGCTATAAGGTTAAAAGATGCAGAAATAGAAAATAGAGATGCAGTAGAGTTAATAAAAAAATACAACAAAACTGATTGTTTAGTATATGCAGACCCTCCTTATTTGCTAAAAACAAGAAGTCAGAAAATGTACAATATCGAGATGGAAACAGAAGAAGAACATGAAGAGTTACTAAAAGCACTTTTAAATCACGCTGGTCCTGTTGCAATAAGTGGATATGAATCTGATTTATATAATTGTATGCTTAAGAATTGGAACAAATCAGAATTTAAATCACATGCAGAACAAGGCAAATTAAGAAAAGAAATGTTGTGGACCAACTTTGAAACTACTAAACAACTTAGTTTGTTTAAATAAATAGGAGAGAGTAATGAGAGTTAATTTTACAATAGATGGAGAACCAGTTGGCAAAGAAAGACCTAGATTTAATTTGGCTACTAAAAGGACCTATACACCTAATAAGACTAAGAGTTATGAGGAGTTAATAAAATGGCTGTATCAATCTAAAGTTAAGTATCGTTTTACTGGTTATATAAAAATGACTATAAGATGCTATTATTCTATAGCTAAAAGTAACAGTAAAAAGGTTAAGGAGCAGAAAAGAAATAATGTGTTAAGACCTAGCAAGAAACCCGATATAGACAATGTCATTAAAGTTGTGGCTGATTCACTTAATGGAATAGCCTATAAGGATGATACACAGATTGTTGAGGTTGTAGCTAGTAAATATTATAGTGACAAACCAAGAGTTGAAGTTATGATAGAGGATATTATCTAAGGAGGACTATAAATATGAATGAGATTATGACAAATGAAAATTTAAGAGTTGTAGCAGATGATTTAGTTACAGTTTATGAAACTGATACAGGAGAGAAAATAGTTTTTGCAAGAGAACTACATAATAACTTAGAAGTTAAGAGACAGTTTATAGACTGGATTGAAGATAGAATTAAACAATATGGATTTAAGGAAAATGAGGATTATTCAGTTTTTCACAAAAATATGAAAAACTCAACTGGTGGGAGACCTTCAAAAGAATATGTATTGAAGCTTGATGTAGCAAAAGAACTTGCTATGGTACAAAACAATAATAAAGGAAGAGAAATAAGAAGATATTTTATAAGATTAGAAAAGTTGCTCAATAGAACCTTATCAAATTCACAGCTTAGTCAAATTAATACTATTGTGAATGAATCATTACTTAAGATGGAAGTTAAACATAATATCCAAATGGAGCAACTTAAAAAAGAGTGTTCAGAATATTATAGACCAACCTCTAAAACTAAATATGATATATCTTCTTATATAAAAGAAAGACTAGGTATATCAAAA